CTTTGTAGCCTTACCCAATAATAGAGTAAGGGCAACAAATCCTGCTTTATGGCGTGTAGGTGAAGGAGCGCCAGACTTTATGCCTTCGCAATGGACACACTCAGCAGAACAACATGAGAGCTATATGGACCCTAATGTAACATTTAACAATTTATACGCTCAAGAGGAAGATTAATATGACAGAATTAAGCATAACAGCAAAAAGAAAACTAATTAAAGAACTAAAAGGCGCTTCTAAGTTGCACGCAAAACAAGCTAAACAAATAGAAAAGTCTTTAAAAAAAATTAAGAAGAAATAATGACAACATCAAATAGCACAAATTTTGAACCTAATGTAGCTGATTTTATTGAAGAAGCTTTTGAAAGATGTGGGCTAGAACTTCGTACTGGTTATGATCTAGTAACTGCAAAACGATCTATTAATCTTATGTTGGCTGAATGGGCTAACAGAGGTTTAAATCAATGGACGATTCAAGAGGAAACTCTTACAGTTATTGAAAACACGTTAAATTACACTTTAAACTCTAATGTTGTAGATGTTCTTGATTGCAGTTTAAGAAGAGTAGAAGGCTCTACAACAACAGATTTGTCTATGGGAAGATTAAGTCGTAGTGAGTATCTAAATATTCCTACCAAATCAACTACAGGAAGACCATCTCAATTTTTTCTTGACAAGCAAAACTCAGCTATATTAAAAATATGGCCTGCTCCAGAAAATTCTACAGACGTATTAGTTTTTAATAAGATAGTAAGAATGGACGATGCAGATACTGCTCTTAACACTATGGATATGCCTTTTAGGTTCTATCCTTGTTTTGCAGCTGGTTTGGCTTATTACATATCAGTAAAAAAAGCCCCAGAAAAAACACAAATGTTAAAACAAATGTACGAAGAAGAGTTTGACAGAGCCTCTTCTACAGATGAGGATAGGGCTTCATTTAGAATTAGACCCTACACAGGATAATGGCTTACGCTTCTGGAAAATTTGCTCTAGCTTTATGTGATAGATGTGGTTTTCAATACAAGTTATTAGAACTTAAAAAAGAATGGAATAATTTAAAAACCTGTTCACAATGTTTTGAAACTAAACACCCTCAACTAGAACCAAAACCTGTAGTATCAGACCCACAATCTTTATATGAACCAAGACCAAGTAATGATCTTGAAGTAGGATTTGGTTATGTATTGTCAAATAATGACAAAATATTAGGAAGTTCTATAGAAGGATTTACGATGACATCATCCGTTGGAGAGGTTACAATTAATTAATTATGACTTATTCAGAAATAACAACATTAATTCAAAACTACCTCAATAATGATGAGGCTACTTTTAATTCTACTATTCCAGATTTTGTTAAAAATGCTGAAGATAGAATATTTAATTTAGTTCAAGAAGATGTATTTCGTAAGAATGTTCAAGGAACTTTGACAGCAGGAAATAGATTCTTAACTGCTCCTTCAGATTTTTTACTTACCTTTTCATTGGCAGTTATAGATTCAACTACTAATGATTTTAGTTTCTTATTAAAGAAACATCCAAGTTTTATGCAAGAATATGCTCCAGACTTAAGTGATACATCACAAAGAGGATTGCCAAAGTATTATGCAGATTACGATAAAGCTTATTCAACATCAACTAGCTCTGGTTCAACAATAGCACTAGCTCCAATACCAGACGCTAACTATACAGTAGAGTTACATTACTTATATAGACCAACCAGTTTAGTATCAGATACCGCAGGGACGTGGTTATCTGTTAATGCTAGAGATGCGCTGCTATACGCGTCTTTAATAGAAGGCCATACCTTTATGAAAGGTGAGCCAGATATATTAGCAAATTACGAAAATAGATTCTCGCAAGAAATAGCAAGAATAAAAGAACGAGCCGAAGCAAGAGGAAGACGAGACGAATATCGTTATGATTCCCTTCGATCGCAAGTTAGTTAACTTAAAAAAAAGGAGAAGTAGATGAACCCAATCAAGGAGCTTGAGGGGAAGAATATAGCCATTGTGGGCATGGGTAGGAGTTGGTTTGATTACTGCATGGCAAAGTCCCATGGTGCAGAATTTGATGAAGTATGGGCAATTAACGCAGTTTCTGACGTTATATTTCATGATAGAGTATTTATGATGGACCCAGCGTCTAGATTTTTAGACACAGATGATGCTGGAGGCCAAACTAATAGTATGGCAAAAGTATTAAAAGAACATCAAGGTCCAATATACACATGTGAACTAGATGATAGATGTCCAGGTCTGGTTGAATATCCAATAGATGAAGTATTAGAAGAATGGGGATGCCATTACTTTAATAATACTGTTGCCTATGTAATAGCATTTGCTTTATACAATAAAGTTGCTCATATACAGTTATTTGGCGTAGATTTTGGTTATAAAGGAAACTTATACTTTGCAGAAGCTGGTAGAGCTTGTGTTGAGTTTTGGTTAAGCAAATGTATGAGTGAAGGTATGAAAGTTGAGGTTGCCTCTTCTAGTTACCTACTCGATGCAGCAGTTCCAGCAGAAGATAAATTATACGGATATCATCGTTTAGATGACCCTTTACTGGTTATGTCAGATGAAGAAGGCAAACTACAAAGTATGAAACGTAGTGAGGCTATGAAATATCAAGAGCCAGAAAAACCTAAAGAACCAACTTTAATGGACAGATATGACACTCATATAAAGAAAGATAAACCTGTGGAACCTAAAAAATGGTAATAAAAATAACACCAGATGGATTGCCACAATTAGGAATGGTTGAAATAGCTACAACTCAGTTTGGAGGCCATCCTCCTGAGTTTTGGGCAGAGCAACTTACGGACAAAATAGTAGGTATTTCAGATGATAATGAAGAGCATATTAAAGCCCAAGCCAGAGCTTATAGAGACCTAATATATAAAGTATGTTTGATATATATCAAAAATGCTTTAAAATCTTATAAAGCTACCTTAATTCAAGATTTATCTAAAGGGGGTAGTGAGGATTTGGCAAAAATAATTAAAGGTATTTAATATGGCAATAACATCAACATTGACAACAAGCTTCAAAACAGAATTGTTGACAGGCACTCATAACTTCACTAACAGTAGTGGTAACAGTTTTAAGTTAGCCTTGTATACAAGTTCAGCAACTTTGGGAGCTACTACAACTGCTTTTACTACAACTGGTCAAGCAAGTGGCACTAACTATAGTTCAGGTGGTTCTGCGTTAACTAACGTAACACCTTCTGCTACAGGTACTACCGCTGTAACTGACTTTAATGACCTAACCTTTAGTACAGCTACAATTACAGCAAGAGGCTGTATGATCTATAACGACACAAATGGCGATAAATCAGTAGCAACTATAGATTTTGGTGGAGATAAAACTTCTACCGCAGGTGATTTTACAGTAGTATTTCCAGCAAAGGCAGCTGCGACAGCGATTATAAGAATAGCGTAAAATGGCTCAACAACTAAACGGTTGGGGTCGTGGCACCTGGGGTCAATTAGGCTTTGGTGAAGGCGATCTGCCCGTTAATGTTACAGCTCCATCTGCGCTTACTGTTGGCGCTCCAGTTGCAGGCGTAAACGCTCAAGCAATAGCATCAGTACCAGGTTTAGCAGGAACATTAGGTTCATTATCAGTTCTTGTTGATGGTGAGGCTAACGTAGTCCCAACAGGAGTAGCAGCTACTTCTGCAATAGGTAGCATATCTTTAATAACAAACAATAATATATCAGTAGTTGGTTTTAACATGCCATCAGCTGTTGGTTCTATCGTTCCTAACGCAGCAGCCGTTATAACTTTAGATACTTTAGAGGCAATGACAGCTGGAACCACAGATGTTAATGTTTGGGGATTAGTTGATGAAAATCAAAGTCCGTCCTATACTACAGTAACAGATACACAATCTCCTAACTGGAATGAAGTTGCTGCATAAATAATATATAATTTTCAAGAGGAATAGAAATGGCATCAACATACGTAAATGACCTAAGACTAAATGAACTGGCAACAGGTGACGGCGCAGGAACTTGGGGTACGACAACAAACACAAATTTAGAATTAATTGGCGAAGCTTTAAGTTATGGCACAGAAGCCATTACAACTAATGCTGATACTCACACTACTACAGTAGCAGACGGAGCTAGTGACCCTGGAAGGGCCATGTATCTTGAATACACAGGAACACTAGATTCAGCCTGTACAATTACGATTGCCCCTAACACTCTTAGCAGAATGCACTTTATTGAAAATGGTACAAGTGGTTCTCAAAACATAATTATTTCCCAAGGCAGTGGAGCTAACATCACTATTCCTCCAGGAGATACAAAAGCAGTTTATTTAGACGGAGCAGGAAGTGGTGCAGCAGTAGTTGACGCTTTTGCTAGTCTTAGCGTAGTAGATTTAAAAGTACAAGATGATCTAACAGTAACAGATGATGTTGCTATAGGTGGAGACGCAGCAGTAACAGGAACTATTAATGGCGTAGGTATATCTTCTAATATCACTAACTTTAGTGAAGGTATTTTAATTAGTAATGATGCAGGTACAGGTACTTTAAATGCTGCTTCTAATAATACAGGTTTAGGTTTTGAAGTTTTTGATGACCTAACAACTGGTGATGGTAATACAGGAGTAGGTCGTAAAGCACTTACTACATTAACAACAGGTTCAAATAATACAGCTGTTGGATTAAATGCCATGTTAGTGAATACGTCAGGTGCTTCTAATGTTGCAATAGGTAGAAATGCACTAGTTGCTAATACCACAGCGTCTAATAACAATGCACTAGGAAGTGGAGCAATGGCTGTTAATACAACAGGTTCAGCTAATAATGCTTTTGGTTTAGATGCACTTGGAGCAAATACAACAGCAAATCATAATACTGCTATGGGTTCTAGTGCTTTAGGTGCTAATACCACAGGAGCAAATAATACATCGATTGGTAGTAATTCTTTATTAGCAAACACTACAGGTGCGGATAATGTAGCACTTGGTATGCAATCATTAAAAACTAATACTACAGCTAGTTTTAACACAGCAGTGGGTAAAAACTCAATGGAAGCTAACACTACTGGAGCTTCTAATACAGCCGTTGGAAGAGAAGCATTAGCCTCTAACACTACTGCTAGTAATAATACAGCAGTCGGTAAAGATTCTTTACTAGTAAACACTACAGGTTCTGCAAACGTAGCAGTTGGTACTTTATCTTTAGATGCAAATACTACAGGAGAAGCAAATACAGCTTTGGGTAAAAGTTCATTAAGTGCCAATACCACAGCTTCAAATAACACAGCTGTTGGAGCAGATGCTTTATTAGCAAACACTACAGGTACTGAAAATACAGCAGTTGGTACTTTTGCATTAGATGCTTCAACAACAGGTAATGAAAACACCGCAGTTGGTGCTTCTGCATTAAGTGCTAACACCACAGCAGCTAACAATACAGCAGTAGGTCGTATGGCATTACGAGTTAATACTACAGGTGCTGCTAATACTGCTTTAGGTCATCAAGCTATGATTTCTAATACTACAGCTTCTAACAATACTGCGGTTGGTAAATCAGCTTTAGGAGCAAACACTACAGGTGCTAATAATGTTGCAATAGGTCATTTAACATTAGATGCTAATACCACAGGCGCTCAAAACGTAGCAGTTGGTAAAG